AACATATGAAAAACACAGTGGTTATGTCGCCAATGTGTTTGTCAAAACGCGAATCCCACCACCAGAAAGAAGGATATACCGAATATTGTGGTACCTCTGTCTGTTGCCTTTCCTTGTGACCCACTTATTAGCAGTAGGTGGTCCACAGGATACAACAGAGGAGGCCTGCAAATTTGAGCGTGTGCCGGGAGTTATTGCAGATGAAGATCTGGAATACGGCATACAAGAAGCTCGCAAGCTCCTCGTGACAGCATACTCCAATGTTTCCTCCAGGAACCAAGGGAAGTTTATGTTGACATGGGCGACGTGCTTAGGCATGAAACCACGAGATAAAGCCGTCGGCGAGCCTCTTAATCGGTATGGAAATTATGGTAAGGTATCGGATACCTTGACTCCAGCAGTACTGGAGGAGTGGTTCCGGAATTGCCATGACCAAGTACGGAAGAATAAAGGACATACTTCAATGTTCACGATTTTCTCGAAAGTTGACAAGTACAAGATACAGAAAATCGTGAGTCGAACGTTTCGAACAATACAAGGATCACCACTGTTTCTACAGATGTTGATGTTACACGTTCTTCGACCATTGGAGGATGAACTTAAATCTACTGTCCCAGAGTTCGGAGCTTTGGGTATGACTTGTGACCAATATCACAATGTTATTGGACAGTATGAACACCTTTTTACTTCCATTGGGTACGATGTCACAGGAATGGATCGAGCCATGCCTGCGTACCTAATTATTAGCATATTAGAAATACTTGAACAATATGTAGGGCCCTCGACGATGGCCTACATTATTAACGCAATATGCTATGGTCCCTTGGTTGATACCGATGGTTCGGTTATCTTTCGCTCTGGTGGGAACCCATCCGGACAGAATTGGACAACTGTCCTCAACTGCTTGGTCAACTACGCGATGAATAAAGCAGTTGAGCGACGAATTCGCCATACTCTGACTTTTCGAGTTGTCGGAGATGACGCAATTGTGTGGTTTTCGAATCCTTCTGTGTTGCCGCTGTACGTTGCAGCAATGAACGAGATAGCGGAACAATGCAACTTCCAGATGAAATGGCAGAAGGTACCAGCGCCGCCTGGCGAGGGGACTGTGTTTTTGGACACAGTCTATAAGCAATGGCGATGCTACGATGGTACCACCACTTCTTTTGGTTGTCCAGCAAGGATTGAGAGATCACTTCCAAAACTGTACCAAGAAGTCGACAAACCCAAAGAGGTAGCTCGAGGGGTTTTGGACCGAATGTCTACGTTGTACTACTGGAATGAGGACAACAACGTAGAGCAACCAACAGGAATGTTATGGTTGTTGAAACGGAGTGGTCGACTCGGGGTGGGTTTGCGAAGTCGAGAAGTGGTGGAGGAAGTCTTCATCCGAGGAAAGACACCGTTCGCGACAGCGAATGGTGATCTAGACTAACTTCCAC